GACCCTTTAGGGCCGCCACCGGTGCTTTGTCACCAACACATTTCGTGAACTTTTGTTCACAGCTGTGTCTCTGAGCCTCTCTTCCCCATCTCTTTCAACAGTGTATTGAGATGGTTGAGGGGTTCCCTTATTAATTATCTACCGTTAGGAAATTTCATGGAGGGGGATGTTACCCAGTCTCGAACTTATTACAATTTTGATCGTTATACTCGTTTTAGAACTCACGATTATAACAACAATTCTGTAACTTTCGAAGCTGATAAAGGTAATCCAATCCCTCTTTTGCAAACAACCACTTCTTTTCGAAGTGGCTCTGATTCACTTGGTTCAAGGACTGTTAATGATCTGCTTGCAGATCATTACAATCCAAATAAACCAGTGACGGATACCGGTCACGAATTTCGCACTGAGAAACAGGGACTTTTTATGTCCCATTCTCATGTCGATTATTCGTACGGTCCTCTAGGATTTCATGGACCCATTGGGTTTCTGAAACGAGGGGAGTTCGTTTTCCCGAAGATTCCAGATTTTTCGTCTAACGACGTTAAATTCTATGGAACTAAGGCAATCTCGAACACACTTCCGACAAAATCAGCTGCTTCGCTCGCTCAATTTCTTGGTGAACTTCGCGAGGGTCTCCCCCGCATGATTGGCGTTAACCTTCTTGGTGCTGGAAAATCTCCCCTAAAGTCTATAGGTGGAGAATATCTCAACTACCAGTTTGGTATTCAGCCTCTCATTTCAGATTTGAAGAAGTTTGCCAAAGCTGTTAAGAATTCATCTCGAATTATTAAACAGTATGAGCGCGACTCTGGCAGAGTCGTTAGGCGACGAACAGGTTTGCACGGAGCGAACTTGAATACACATCAGCCTCAGTTGGACTTGTCTGACTTCGACTGCATTGGTATTCTTGCACCACCTTACGATACTAGATCCCAGTTTTTCTGGAATACTGTTCGTGAGATTGGTGGTTCGATCCCATCGCAAGTTCACCTCACTGATTCCATTAACCGTAAGGTTTGGTTCAGTGGGGCGTACTCGTATTATCTTAACTCTGGTGACGACGTCATCAGCCGTATGGATAGATACGAGCAGTTAGCTAATAAGCTACTGGGTACACGTCTTACTCTCGACGTATTGTACCAACTTGCGCCATGGAGTTGGCTTATCGATTGGTATGCTGACATTGGTGATATTATCACCAGTGCTTCAGCTTTTACCAACGATAGGCTTGTGCTGCGATATGGCTACCTTATGGTAACCACTGTCGCAAAGAGACAGCTCATTGCAAATGTGAACTTGGGACCTGGATTCAATACGAATACAGCTACCGAGTTTCGCACTACGCGAAAAGAGCGGTTTCGTGCATCTCCATACGGTTTCGCTCTGAGCCCTGAGAATTTCTCAGATGGGCAATGGGCGATTTTGGCGGCTCTTGGTATGACTAAGAGCCCCCGCGGTTTGAAGTGATAGATATCACGTTCATGCCAATAGTGCGACATTTCGTCGTTGCTATATAATTTCATAATAATTTAATATTATAATTTAATAGAAAAGAAGAGTGCCATGGCATTTAATGATCCTCAGTCCCTCACGCTCAACGGCGCTGCTGTTTCGCTTCCGCGAACTGGCAGTGGCGTTGGTTCTGGTACGTTCACGTCGAATGACGGAACGTCCGAGATCATCGTTTCCTCGACCTACGGGAAGAGGACGCGACGAACTGCTCGCGTGAACGTTTCGAAGATTGCTCCTGACCCGCTGATTTCCAGCCAGAACATTCGATATTCTTCGAGTGTCTACCTGGTTGTTGACCAGCCCGTCACCGGTTTTACCGTTGCAGAGCTCACCGACATCGTCAAGTCAATCACGACTTGGCTGTCGGCTTCTTCGAACGCCAACACCACCAAGCTTCTTGGTGGTGAAAACTGATGACACAGATTCCAGTGGACTTTGTCCTTCTGGGGTTTGTTGTCATTTGTTTTCTGGTTGCCGGACCTTTCAGGTCTGTCAATTTCAACCGTTCTAAGCATTAGTGCTTAGGTCTGTTAGGGAACATTAGATACTTGGCTAAGGAACCACTAACTCTATTAGGAGCAGTAGTTGAAAAGCCTAAGTTATCTTCTCAAAGAGGTACTAGATGAATCTAGTACCTGGTGTCACGTTAGCACCGACAGAGATCTAAAAACGATCTCTGCCCGTATTGAAGATGAGGGTTATTCGTTTATAACGATAACCTTGCCCGCCTTTGCAAAGGACCTCGAAAAAGGTCTTGACCAAGGGAGGGTAGATCGCCATCTTTTCACTGGTTTCAGTAGAAAAGGAGAGCTCCCCCGATTTCTCGGAGGTTTTCTCGATCTTATCTTCGATCGTGATACTGGCGTTTTGCTTGATTTGCCGTCAATCGACGCAATCCGATGTGTTCGTCAGATTTGTCTGATGTTCTCAAAGGTGGCTGCGGAGTGCTCAGATGAGCGCGTCAAAGCCGCGATTGATGGCTATATCAAGTGTGAGCAGGATGTCAAAGACCATGACGTTATATTCAAAGGTGATGACGCTATGCGCCATTCCTTTGAACGCCTTGGTTCTTTGTTGTGGAGTGACATGTTCTCCAACATCGATCGTGAGATCTTTGAAGGTAATGTTATTCCAAAGCACGGACCCGGTGCCACTGCCGATCGACTTAAGGGTAACCGAAAGTACGATCAGACAGAATGGCCCCGCCGACTTGAGGAGATTTTCCCTTCTGGGGAATTCCTCTTCTCATCATGGTCATTGTTTTTCGACAATGAGCATTCCGTTGATATCCTCGAACCTGAGGCTGAGATTCCCGTTAAGGTAATCACAGTCCCTAAGACACCGAAATCTCCTAGAATTATCGCTGTTGAACCTACTGCCATGCAATATGTGCAGCAGGGGATTTTGCGACTTCTCGTTGAGAATATCCGGACCAATGACACGGCCCGGAATCTCATAGGTTTTGAAGACCAAACTCCTAATCAGCATCTTGCTGAGGTTGGATCTAGAGATCAGAGTCTTGCGACTCTTGATCTCTCAGAGGCTTCTGACCGAGTTTCGTACGAGCATGTACGTAGCCTGCTTGCCCGATTCCCCCATTTTGCGTGGGGAGTTGATGCTTGCAGGTCACGAAAGGCTCGTGTTCCTGGCCATGGCGTTATTCGCCTGGCCAAGTTCGCGTCTATGGGTTCAGCGCTTTGCTTTCCTTTCGAGGCTATAGTCTTTACGACTGTAGTCTTTCTTGGAATTGAGCGAGCGCTCAATCGCCAGTTGTCAAAGAAAGATATTAAATCTTTCTTTGGCAAGGTGCGCATCTATGGTGACGATATTATCGTTCCCACAGAATATGCGAGTTCCGTTGTTGCTACCCTTGAGCTGTTTGGCTTCAAGGTTAACACAAACAAGTCTTTCTGGACTGGGAAGTTCAGAGAGTCTTGTGGCAAGGATTTCTACGCTGGTCATGACGTTACTGTTGTCAAGGCCCGTGAAGAACTTCCTTCACAACGGAGGCATGCTAGAGAGATTGTTTCTGCGGTCTCACTCCGTAACCAGCTTTACAAATCTGGTTATTGGAGGACCGTCAAGTTTCTTGACGATCACTTGGAACGGATTATTCCCTTCCCTGTTGTGGCCGAAACCTCTCCAGTTTTGGGCAAGCATAGTTTTCTCGGTTATGAAACCCAGAAGATTAGCTCAGATCTCCATCGTCCCCAAGTCAAGGGTATGATGGTGTCTACCAGGCTACCAGTCTCACGACTGGATGGTCCTGGCGCCCTGCTGAAGTACTTCCTGAATTCCAGTGACTTGCCAGTCACTGACAGGGAGCACCTTTTGCGTGCTGGACGTCCTGTTGCCGTCGACATCAAGCACAGGTGGGGTAACTCGTACTAGTACGAGCTGCCAGTGGGCTAACTACCCACCATCCGGGAGACTCTTTTGTCTCTTCT